ACACAAAGTCCTGGGTATAAAAAAAACAAACAAAGATATAAGAAGAGTGAAACTTCAGTGACTTCATCTCTTATTGCAGTGATAACTCAGGACAATATGAATGTATCCTTGTACTATAGTGGAGCTCCTGTTTCTGATCACAGCTTGCTTAGCAAAAATGGGCTCTCAAACATTGTCTTGACATGCAGGGATCTTCCCATACCTATAGATCTCTTGTCACTATTCTTTGATATTTTGAATGAGCGACACCCTAGTTTTGATGAGCACATGTTTTTGCAAATGATAAGGAAGCCTGATGATCCTGAAAACTTGTCAGTTTTCCTTAAGAGTGCCATCTGGATGCTGTCTCACAAAAGAGACTTACCTGGACACTACAGGCTTCCTCTAACTTGCTTAGTGTCTACATACAGTGAATATTTTGTGGAATTGAAGCCTAGGCAGCCTTCTACCAAGTGCTGGTTTTGCAAGATTGCGAAAGATGGGTTGCCTTTCCGTGTTGAAGGTGTGCATGGCTTCCCTTCTGAAGCAGAGTTATATATAGTGCCTTCCAAAGAGCATACTATAGAGCGGTTTGAAGTGCTAAGTGGCAAGAAATTGTACCGGTCACCTAGTAAGAAGAAGCATGGTTATTTGATAGCATCAAATAAACCACCATTGACAACTAAGTACATAGAATATGATCCAAGTAAGCCTTGAGCAGCATTTTAATGAGATAGGTGTTTTTGCTTTGGTTGGTGTCTCTGCTGCTCAGGTTAGCTACAGCCATGCTGCGTCACAATCACTCAAGAGTTAGTCTAAGATTAATTCCAAACTAAAATTAGGCTACGCCTACTTTTCCCAAAAAAACTTTCTGTGCTATGCACAGCATCCGGATACTGTATCGGATAGGTTTTACCTAACCTAATTTTTTTGTATTTCAGTGTTTTTTAATTTTTTTGTTTTTTCATATTTATGATTTTTTTTGCATTTTTCATTTTTCCATTTTTTTGATTTTTTTAATAATGTTTATCATAAATCTAAGAGATATATTACTTATTGTTACAATAATATTATAATACACACAGCACACATATTTAACACAGAGTACATTAAGAATACATGAGTAACAATATAACAACTAGATTATAAACATACTAATGAGAAAATTAATTAACAATTAAAACATCACTCATAAATCCACATATTATTTATTTGCATATATACAGATCCCTTCAGCTGTCTCAAACCTCTCCATCCTCATCTTGCTTCTGCTCCTCTCTGATTACGCATCAGTGACAAAGTAGGACTTGATGGCCTCAGTCACTTCTGCTTCTGTTTTGTTGCAGTTCTCTACAAATAGTTTCAGTAGAGAAGTCCTCTCTGATAAGTAGGCTTGTGCATCCTTCTTCATTTTCTTGACACAGCCTGTCGAGACCTTGGCTAGAGAGGTCCAGAAAGACTCCTTAAAGCCAAGGTCACCACCAGCACCTTCTTGGAAAGAACTCATCAAAGACTTCCTGTAGGCAGTCTTCCTCTCTGCTTTGAGATTTTTGGCATTACAGGTAATGACCAACAATTCGGTCGTGTACTTAACCAACTCAAAGTCAGTCACGAGGCTTCTAGCCTTCTTCTTCAGATCAGGCATGGTTTTCCTTGTGGTGAGAGCACCATGAAGAACATGCAGGGAGAAGAGTATTACGTTCATACCTTTTCCTGTGCAGTATGGTGCTGTGACAGAATCCAGAGTAATAAACTGAGGAACAAAGTCCCACAGAAGGATATCAAGACCAGATGTTCCCAGGTCTGAGGAATCCACAGCAAGTTTAGCTCCTGAAGAAACATTCTTCACAATGCTCATTGATACAGCCGGGAACAATGAGGCAAGTCTGCCTAGAGTGATAGCATCAGCATTGTCACCAACAGACTGCACAACACCATAATGAGTTACTATCTCATGGGCTGTGTCTCCACCAGCAGCGGTCTTGATCTTCTTCCTGACATCCCTAACAAAGCCAGTCCCTCTTGTGTACCTCACCACCAAGAGAAAGCCGAGATCTTTTCCAAAATCTCTTCCTTCAGCCTTCTTCTTCAAAATCTGAAGAAGCTTTCCAGCATCATATCCATTGTACTCTATCTGACCAACAAAGGTCACAAGTGTGTCTTTGTGGTCAGCTATGTACTTCAAAGCTAGAGCGGTGACCCTCTCTATCTCAGTCTGGATATCAGCTACAGACATTGCCATCGTCTCAACTGCAGATGTGTCTTCTCAAATGGGAGCAATTGTACGATTGAGCAAAAGTTCGTTTCAGAAAACACTCTTGCTTGATGATCTTTACAATGCTACCCAGACTTTGTGT